CGTCGTGCAGGCTGTCCCCGACTACGAACCCGACTTCGAAGATCTGGTTCATCAGGAGTTCCCTGGCGCACAGAACGTCGCCGCTCCCGCTCCTGCCGCTGCTCCCGCAGCGGCTGTGTCACCGATGCCGCCGCACCCCGCCGACACCCGTGACAAGGCCGAGAAGGCTGCGAACAAGGCGTGGGGCACCGCCCGCTACCAGGCGGCCCCCGACGAGTTCTGGGACAACCGCCCGAAGAAGGCGGCTGGCGAGTACAAGCCGAACAGCCCCGACCTGAAGCACAAGGAATCGGGTCTGGCGGTCTGGCTGTAAGCCGTCCATGATCTGGGGCAGGGGGCGACCACACCCCCCTTCGGCGCTCTCTGCCCCAACCAACCTGCCTGGGAGGCACAATGGCTTTGCCACGACTGTTGGATGACGACTCAATCGACGCCGCAATCGAGGCGGCACAGGCCACCTCCCATGGCACGGGGACAGACGTAGACGAACCTGCGTCTGTCCCCGAGTGGAGGTTCGTCCGTCATCTCAACTCAGCGGTAGACCCGCTGGTCGACGCTCTACAGAACACCGAAGGGCGGTTGATGTGGGGCATCCGAGACTTGGACCTGATGATGCGAGGCGTCGGCAACGGCGACCTGTGCTTCGTCACAGGACGAGCACACAGCGGCAAGACACAGCTGGTCATGCAGGCCATCTGCAACAACGCACACGGCCGCTTCATCCTGTTCACACCCGACGAGATGGCCGAGCTAGTGCTGATGAAGCTCGCCGCCATCATGCGAGGACTGAACCCCGAGCATGTCGAACAAGCCCTGAAAGCTGGCGACAACGACATGGTCGAACTGCTCAGGACCGTCGCTGCCGACGACTTCCCAAACCTTGTGGTCATCGACGACGGACTCGACTTCGATGACATGCGCAAGGCTGTCATGGAATGCGAGGCGTACTGGGAGGCGCCTACACAGGGCATCTTCATCGACTATCTGGAACTGATCCCTGGTGACGCCGACCACGACGGCGTCACATGGAAGGTGCAGGAACTCAAGCGGTTTGCCAAAGGCACCAAACGCCCCGTCGTCTGCCTGCATCAGGGCAAGCGTGGCGAACGAGGCCAAGCCAAAGGCATGGACGGCATGCGGTACGGCGGAGAGAACGAAGCGACCTATGTGGTCGAAGTGTTCCGCAAGTGCCAAGACGAGTCGCTGGACGCCTACGAGCGCGAAGCGGAGCAGAACAGCATCACCGTCGGTGTCGTCAAGAACAAACGGCCACCGTCGAAGACGGGCTACGTTGACCTGCACATCGCTGCAGAGACAGGCGCTATCAGGCCCATGCAAGAGGGCGACCGTTACGTCCGCCCCGACGACGGCGCAGGCCCCACACAATCACGAGCCGAGCACAACGCTGCAGCACTGCAAGCCCTGAAGGACGAAGTGGCAGCTACCCAGCCAGCAGCCGAAGGTGCCGACCGACCCATGTTCTAGGGGGGACATGACCGACACATTCATCACCCTGTTCCAAGGGAACCCTGCCGTTATCGGCACAGAAGAAGGCGGCTGCGACCGCAGCCCACACAAGACCACCGCCGACCACATGGCCTGGTGGGTTACACAGATGCAGCAACACCTAGACGGCGGGCCACAGGCAGGCGTGTACCCGATGGTGCAAACCTCCGACGGGTTCGTCGTTCACTGGGGCTGCATCGACGTAGACGAAGGCGAAGAAGCGTCGCTGATCCACGCCAGCAACATCGTCACCGTTCTCCGCAAGTTCGGAGTCACAGGCTGGATCGAACGCTCACGCTCCAAGGGCTACCACGTCTGGGTGTTCGCCCAAGACTGGGTGCCCGCACAACTCATGCGCCACGCCCTGCTCGCTGCTGCACAGATCGCACAGGCACCCACCCGTGAGATCAACCCGAAGCAGTCGACCCTGGCAGACGGCGCAGTCGGCAACTACGTCAGACTGCCGTACCCAGGCAACAACCCTGGGGCCGACGAGAAGCGCCGCATGGTCGTCGACCACACGCTGGACGAGTTCGTCACAGCCGCACACGCCTCGGCTGTAGACGCCTCCACGTTGGAGCCGTTGGCTGCCCTGTACAAGGCACCACAGCTGGTCACCGCCAAGAGTTTCGGCAGCGGCAGTGTGAGCCGTGCCAAGTCGGCACGGCGACGCATGTCTGGCCTGGCCTGGCACATGTACACTCACGGCTGCGGACGGCAGGACGACCGCTCCGAATGGCTGTGGGCTTTCAGCCGTGAACTGACCAAATGCGACCTGTCCCTGTCCGAGGCACAGGAGTTTCTGTACGAAGCGCATGACCAGCATGCACCTAAGTGGGATCATCGTGCAGACAGAGGACGACCACAGCTCGACAGGATGCTGGCCAAAGCATCTGGGGCTGTCTCGTAGGAAAGGCCACCCGTGTCGAAACACAAGCTTGAGTTTGTGCTTGAAGACCCACTCCGAGAAGCAACCGACCCCAAGGACATCCGTCCTGGCGAACGCCCGTCTGACTGGATCAGGCGGCTACAGGAGCGCCCCCATGAGTGAACAGAACCGACGGGCTGTGCTGCTAGAAGCAGAAGAAGCTGTCTGCAGCGACCGCAACAAAGACTACGGCGATCCCGAAGACAACTTCGACGACATCGCACGCCTGTGGTCTGCGTACATGCGCAGCCCATTCACACGAGCAGACGTAGCTGTGCTTATGATGCTGGTGAAGGTGGCACGCATGAAGACCTCGCCAGAACTCAAAGACCATTGGGTCGACATCGCAGGCTACGCAGCCTGCGGCTACCCCTCAGCGTTGGCGGACGGTAGCGATGCTTGAGCTGTTCATGTTCATGATGCTGCTGTGGATGGTCGCCATCATCTACCTTCTGGCTATCTGGGAAGACCACAAAGATGGCTGAGCATCTCACAAACGCCGCACAGGACTGGGTAGAACACGCCCACTGCCGCATCACCCGCATCAACCCCGACTACTTTTTCCCCGAACGGGGCGGTTCTGCACAGAAACAAGCAGAGAAACTCTGCGGCCCTTGCACCGTCAAAGACGAATGCCTACGGTTCGCTCTCGATAACAACGAGTGGATGGGGATCTGGGGCGGCAAGTCAGGCAGGCAACGCCGCATCATCAAGCAGGCAGAAGCCAAAGGGATCGACTGGCGATGACCCAACGCAAGCCCATGCGCATGTACATGCAGCTCAAGCCGAAGGTGAAACAACGCCCTCGGCTTGGGCGCCGTGGGCGAGTGTTCACACCTACAGCCACGCTGCAACACGAAGCCGAGATCGCAGCCCTGTGGAAGAAGAAATTCGGTAGACGCAAACCGCTGGAAGGCCCTGTGCTGGTGTCTGTCGATTTCGACAAACACGGCATGTGGGTAGAGGTGGCGCCTACAGACCTGCCGTCCCTGATGCGGGGAGACATCGACAACTACCTGAAAGCCGTCCTAGATGCGTTGAACGGGATTGCGTATGTCGATGACAAACAGATCTCGGTGTTATTGTCCACAACCACAGGGCACCTGTGGAAAACCCAGGAGGAAGACATGCCGAACGTCGGTGGGAAGAAGTACCCGTACACGAAGGCTGGCAAGGCTGCTGCGAAGAAGGCTGCCAAGAAGGCCACGAAGAAGAAGCGATGAGCGAAGCATCACCGCACCCTCGGCGCCTGATGGAAGTGCTGGGCGATCTGGCCGAGCAGTTCGACGACGCCATCGACTGGGGCGACGACGCAGACGAAGAGATCGTCGGCGCCTGTGACCTAGAGAACCCCGAGACATGTGAGAGTTGCCAATGACGCAGCGTGTACTGAACGGAATCATGGCTGATGTGATGCGACGGGCAGGCATCAGCCCTGCCGTCGCACAGCGAATGCTTGACGGCGAGTGGATTGCAGACGAACCTGTAGATCTGGAAGGAGCCGAGAATGGCAGCGAAGAAGCCAGCGAAGCGGGCGTCTAAGTCCAAGTCTCGTGTGAACGAGGCAGGGAACTACACGAAGCCCACGATGCGCAAGAACCTGTTCAACCAGATCAAGGCAGGCGGCAAGGGCGGCAAGCCTGGCCAGTGGTCTGCCCGTAAGGCTCAGATGCTTGCAAAGCAGTACAAGGCCAAGGGCGGCGGGTACAAGTAATGGCTGCCAAGAAGAAGTCGCAGAAGTCTCTGGACAAATGGACAAAGCAG